GGTGTACAGCAATAGGAGGTAAGCAATGCAGGGCGAACAGTATCAGGTCCAACCCGCCGCTGCAACCCTTTTTATCTCCCGCTGACGGGGTACCCGGCTGGAATCACTCGCGTTCGCAATATGGAGCATCAGGTACTGCAGGGCCTCAGCGACGTGGGAGTGCTTGTTTTTCTCAATGTCCCCGTCACCCTTGGGCTTGTACCGATAGCCGCCCATCATGGCGGCTTTTAACTGTGTGCATCTCGGGTCAACGATAAACCCCGGGTCGCCATCGACCTGACGCATGAGGTACTCATCGACTGCGTTAACCCGTGCCGACACGTTGTTGGTCTTGGCAGGCATCACCTTAAACCCTTCGGCTTTGATGATATCGACCGCGCTGCGCTCGTCGGTCTGCGCCCGCTGCACACCCGCAGGGTCAGTCACGATAACGACCGGCACCCCCGGAAAGCGCTCATAGAGCAGCGGCTTGAGCATAGTCCGCATGAACCTCTGCACGCCCATGTCGAACGAGACACATTCGTCAAGTATCAGTGCGCGACCACGCGGGTCTTGTTGGCCAAGTACTGCCGCCGGGGTCAACCCCAAGTCCATCCCGATCACGACAGGTCTTACGCCATTGACGATCGCCCGCAGCGAATTCTTGGCCATGTGGTAGTCGGGCCTGAAGTATTTGTACACCGGCATACCGGCGCTGGAGAGGCCGTACTCACCGTCAATGTAGACCCGGATGTACTCCTCACTGCGACCCTGAGTGTCATAGTAGCCGTCAGGCAGGTTCTCGATATTCTCGGCGTACGGCGATCGTCCGGACGGCTGCTTGAACACAGACCAACCGTTGTTGTTAGGCGACACGCCGTCTTTGGGATCCAGTTTCTCCAACTGGTAGTACCACCATGTGTCCATGGTCGGCGGGTTAGTATCCCCCCACATGCCGTGCCACGAGGGTCCTCCGTCCTTGGCCGAAGGAAAACGACCGACGCGTTTGCTCATGGCATCGACGATATCGGGGTGTATATCCCGGCACTCGTTAAACCACGCGAACGTAAGTTCCAGCGAGTTCAGGTTAGCCACGTCGTCAGCGTCGTCCAACGCTCGGAACATAATCTCGCACTCGACTTCTCCGACTTTGAAGAAGTAGGTCTTGGTGGTGCGCATGTACTCCCCGCACTGCCCCGGTGGGAACCAATCCAGAAACGTCTTAATGGTCGTATCCTGCAACTGGCGTGCAGTCTCGCGCACCACAGCCGCCCGCGTGCGGCGTCTTCCTTGGGCATCCGGAGCCTGCATACTGGCCCGTCGCACGATCTCGAAACTGCATGTGACCGACTTGCCCGAGCCGACAGGCCCCATCAGGACGCGCATCTTGGCGTCCGACTCCATGAACTTGGCCCCTGTGGGGGGAGGCGTGTAGTTAATTTCTAACGGCATTGGGCGGCGAGTCCTCTACCAATAGCACCATGAAGTTGCGGGTCTTCTTGCCGTTACGCTTGGTCTTGACGATCCGGGTCAGGAACGAAATCCCGGCATTCTTCAGGGCACTTGTAAAGTTATGGTACTCCGCAGAGTTGTCGAACACTGCGGCTTCGTGGCCCTCATACGTCGTGTGAAAGCGCCTGCTCAGACTCGTAGGTAGCGTCAGCATCTATGGGTTCCGGTTTGAGATCAATGACTCGGGCATCCTCGGGCTTACTGCCCAAGTTGATGGTGATCTTGACCCCGCCAGTGGAGATCTCTTGGGGCGAGTCCTTAGGCTCAAGCCCGGCCCACTTGACGGTGGACTTGATCAGGTCGGCTTTGACCGCCGGGGATACGGCAGGGTCGTGGATGAGTAGCCATGACGTGGTAAGAAGTTCTTCGGCCTGTGTCCGGGCCTTGAGTTTGAACGTGATGCCCTTGTCGCGGACTTCAGTCCGGAAATGTTCCACTTTCTTGAGGAACACCGGATCAGCGTTGAACTCCAGAATTTCTTGGGAGGTGATGTTGTGCCGCTGCAGAACGTCTGAGAGCGGTTCTCCGCTACCCTCAAGGGTGAGGGCTACGTCAAATGCCAGTCGCTCAGACCACTTCGTAGGGCGTAGTGGATGGAAATCCATGGCCTATCCTAACGGTTGCGCTCTTTCCAATGCAAGATTCTATGGCAATTGGAGCACAGCGGTATGCACTTGGACTCGGCTTCGCGTATGGCTTCCCGTACGTTGTTCTTGATGACAGCCAGTTTGTTCACCGACTGTTTGTTTCTGCGGATGACGTGATGGAAGTCTAGGACGGCGGGGTGTGAGAAGCCACAATGGGAGCACTTCTTGGATGCCTTGTACGCCTCCCATTCCTTGCGTTTACCCTTGCGGAACTTCTTGTTCTTGGCAATTACGGTCTTGCGGTTCTTGAGGTACCACTCTCGGGAGTATTTCTTCTGGCGTGCTCGGGCAAGTTCTTTGTCCTTCAGTGGCACGATTACTCCATCGTCGTAAGCATCTGTTGCAGCAGGTGGGATATACGATCGACCAGTGCTTCGTCCTCTGAAAGTTCGTAGTACCCGGCTGTGTCGAGGATAGCGTGTGTCGCCTCGTGCATAAAGATCTGCTGGCGATGGGTACCCTTGAGCGTTGTCAGAAGTTCGATGCGGTTTTCTGACGGGATCCACATACCCACGCAATCCTCACCATGCTCCCACTTGCGCGTTGTCACAGACACCACTTCGATCGTGTGCCCCGCAAGTTTGAACCGTCTGGGTATGCCGTCTTTGCGCATGGGGGCAGGATAGCAGGGGAGAAAAGTAGGAAGTGTAAAGTTTTGGTTTTTGGGGGTTGTGGTTTAAGCGGTTTACTACAAATGGGGGGGGCCTGCCAAACGCCAGTCCATGTACCCCCCTCCCACCCGCGCGAGCGCGCCGCGCGAGCCAGCCACCGACCGAGCCAGAACCCGGCCAGAACCCCGAAACTTGACACTTTTGACCCTTTCCGGCAGTCTGGAATCGTCGGTTCAACGACCGGCCCGCGAGACAAGCGCTCGCGGAATCTTTAACAACTAGGAGTAAGCGCAATGCGCGATTTCGAAGGCACCGTCCGGGTGCGGTTTCACCCGGAAAAAAGGGTCGTGTTTCTTGATCGAGGCACGAAAGGTTCCACCCTCACGGCGGCAGACGCGGAAAAGATTCTGGCGCTCGCAATCGTGGCGGCGGAAGAGCGAAAGGTCGGGTTCGACAGGTGGACATTCTACATTCCCGGCGTCAACCAAAAGTTGGCGAGGGACGATCAGGCTCTCCCCCTGAAGGACGTCGTCGAGGCGCTCAAGGCAGGCAAAAAGCCTAAGGTTCGACTCGGTAACTATGCCAAGCCTCAGATCGTCATCGGTGACGAAAGCGGCCCCTTAAAGCGAGAATCCAAGATTGTGGATATCGCCTAAGGCAAACCGGGAAAGGCGGCCGAAAGGCCGCCCGACCCAAACCTAGGGAACGACAATGCATCCATTCAATATCGCCTATTCGCTCTATACGTACGGATTCTGGTACACCTACTGGAGCCTGCGCAATGAGTTCTCATGTACCCGATGGCAATCGCTTTGGCTTATCTGGGTAGGTTGGAACTACGAGAGCCACAAAAAGAAGATGTTTGACTGAACTACGAACCCGCCCTAACCCGGCGGGTTTTTTATTGCCTATGCGCAGGCGCTCCCGTTTTGAGTTCTACTCTTGGTTCCATACGTCGGGGGCTTGTAGCCGCCCTAATGCGTTGTACTTATGCAACAAAATGGGGCAATAGGGGCAATTGTTACAGTGCCCTCGCAAGTGCTTGATTTTAAACAACAATCTATCGATCTTTTTTATTTCTTTGAAGTTTGCGAAATAGATCGTTAGGTCTACTTTACATGTAAAGTTTGTAAGTGCTTGATTCCATGGGAGAATCCAGAGCCAGATAGAAAAGACTGAGATAAATAATCTAAATAATCCGTGTTTTTTAAGTAATCGCCTTCTACCCTTTCGCCGTTTTTTTCAAACTTGACAACCTTACACTTTCTAATACTTTACATGTAAAGTTATATACTCTCCCTAATTTTTAGCGCCACATTACCTTCAAAAACACAGATTATTTAGATTGTTGCGCGTAAGTATTTGATCCCAAAGGGATTTTTACGATCTATTTTTTGATCTATTTCGCAAACTATACATAGATCGTTACCTCGCACTTAGATCGTCATCAGAAATTTCAGAAATTTTGGGGAGTGCGAGGGGGAAACTTGACACCTCGGCGCGGCCCGGGCAGGGTTTTGGGGCGGCGGGGCAGTCTCGTTCGCAAACTTTACTTAACTCTACTGGAGGCTATATGGCCACTTATGAAGGTACTGTTCGTATTCGTATGCATCCTGATAAGGGGATCATTCTTGATCGTGGTATTGCATCGTCAACTTTGACGGCTGTTGATGCTCCTGTCATCTTTCAAAAGATGATGGAATCGGCTGAGGTATACAAAACTGGCATTGACCGTTGGTCGCTTTACATTCCTGAGTTGGCAGAGAAGATGGCGAAGTCTGACAAGCAGATTCCAGTCGCCAAGATCAAGCCATTCTTGGATGGCACTCGTGCTGTGACTCTGACGGTCGGGAATTACGGTTCGCCCCGCCTTGTATTGGCATCCCCTGTCAAGGTGCTGAAGACGAGCAAAATCGTCGATATTGCCTAACCCCCTACCTCCTAGTGACCTGAGCATGTCATTAAACTGCTCGGAGGGTTTATGTTGCATCCAATCAATGATTCTTTCAGCCCGCCCTATACGGGCAGCGTAATCGTG